CAATACATGCACACACACGCAACCAAGCGCACAATAAACGCAAGGGGGGGTATGCCTTAAAACGGGAATGAGGAGGGGGCTATTCCACTACCCACTTCTCTTTGCATAAATTTTTATGTACAAGTGTATGCTGTTGCAAAATAGCGTTAACGTGTGTATATTGTATAAGTAATGATAACTAATAATAAGTAATGTATGGCTAATGTAAAGGAAATAAATTTTGATACGGATGTAGAAGCAGGGAACGCAATAGGCTATGTTTTATCAGCACTTGTGTTGATACCTTCTATGCGAGATAAGCTACCCAATCACATATACTACAGGTTAGAGGGCTTGGAGAGGTACGCAAAAAGCAAAGGTACTAGTTTTATTGATCTTACGATGCAAAGTAACAACGGATATTTAGTGGTTAAAAGTGCCGATGAAAAGTAAGTATACACACGATCAAAAGTTAGAAGCTATAGCCCTTGCTAGGGTTGGAAATAAGAGTGCCGTAGCTAAACAGTATGGTATAACTAGGGCTACCCTATACAAGTGGATTGAACAGGAGGAATTTTTACATTCGAGCAGTGAGGAAGCTGCCGTGACCGTTGCAATAGACTTAAACAATGCAATGACAAAAATTGCTGAGGACAAGGTTGACTTGGACAGGCACGGTGAATATGACGCTAGAAAAAAGCTAATGGCTAGTGCGTTGGAAGCGGAGCTTATAAGGAAAGTGAGTATAATGACTCAGCAAACAGATGAAAAGTTCATTATGATGTCACCTAAAGATCAAATTACATTTTTAGAGAAAGCAAACGCTATTAAAAAGGATTTGTATGACGAACCCACTATGATTATTGAGTACAGGAATAATTGGATGGAGCAAGTTATAAAAGTGCTAAGTAAAATGATGGACAGAAATCAGCTTACTACGTTCGTTGAAAAAATGCATGACATAGAGGAGGCAAATGAAATCAACATGGGCTAACGCACTTACTAACGTTATTGGGTTGGAGCCACCCGAAGATACTTTTGAGTTGAGGACATCATTTTTTGAGGGAGTAATGACAGATCAAAATGGCGACCCCATAAAACAAGCTGAAATACATAACATCATTCAAAGGTTTATCTATGACTTGGAGAGTAAGTACCCCGACAGTCAACTAGGAATTATAATACGAGCACCCTATAACACAGGTAAATCTCAGCAGTTAGTAGGGCTAATCGTTTACTTGAGTACGCTGAAACCTGAGCTTGAGCACTTAGTGGTTAGTGCGGACGGTGGTATATCTAGTAAGCGTATCACTGCAATCAGGATGATTATTAAAAAGCCTGAGTACGTGTCATGGTGCAAATCAAATAACTTGGTTCCGCTAAGTCTTAGTAGGGATGACACGGACAGTGCCAACAAGATAATATTTAAAAGTAAAAATACTACGGGCAACCCAAGTGTAGAAGCGTATAGCGTCCTAACGAAAACGGCAGGGCAAAGGTGTACGTATCTGTGGTTAGATGACGTGTGTAACGATGAAGATAGGACTAGTGCCGCTAGGAGAGATCAAGTGGACGGTCGTGTAAATAACATTTGGATAAAAAGAGCGCATGACAAAGGTAGGTTAATGGTAGTGTGTACGCCATATCACCCCCAAGACGCTAACAGTAACCTGTTTAAGTCGGGTACATTTAACGCTCTACAAATTTCCGTAACAAAAGACAAAACACAATACAAAGTAGAAAAATGGATAAATGCTTAATAATATACAACAAAGACAATAACAGTTTGGAGAAACCTCTGTTGTGCGCTGAGTTTTGCGTGGCACTAGGTGTACACGCTCACTATGCTAGTTACGGAGACTTGGAACCCGTTATAAAGTCGTGTAAGCGAAATGACTATAGCATAATAACGTATTCCTTAGAAGATTTAGGTGGCATCAACGTTTACAATTCGCTAACGCTAGATCACGGAATTTCTGTGTACTTCGTTGACAGCGAGAGTGTTACGGAGGTTTTGCTGTGAGAGAACCTGATTACGTTGGGTACATACCCCTGTGGGAAGTTAACCACAGTAAAGAGAGGCTTATAAAAGAAGAAACTAGAAACGCTACAGCGTACTTGTTAGGTTACGAAATGCAAGAGGAAGTGGATGACCCTGCTAAGAAAGCTTATAAACATTTTAGCAAGGAACTGTATCCTCACGGAAATGTGTTACCCGAAGGTCACGCACTAGACTTTAATCCTAGAAAGCCCGTGTGGATGGTTGCCGACTTTAACAGGTCGCCACACTGTTGGGCTTTAATGCAAGTGAGACAGTTTGAAGGGGAAAAAGTGTACGTTGTATTTGACGAGTTGTTTAGCGTGGAAGCGTTAACTTCAGAGCAATCTAAAAGAATGGTTAAAAAGTTGCATGACCTAGACATTCCAAAGGTAATTTTGGCAGGGGACAACACTTCCAATCAAAGGGCAGGTAAATACGGTAGATTTGGTAAAAATGATTGGGAAATAGTAAAAGAAGAGTTTAGAGAGGGTGGCATAAAATTTACCACAAAGCTCAGGATACAAAACCCAAAAAGGAAGGTGAGAGTTGATTTTATTAACTTGCTTATAAACAATGCGTTACCCGATCAGCCTAGAAGAATGAGATTTTTTGTGATGGAGCGATGCGACTACGTAATAAAGGATTATCAATTTTCTATAACGGATGAAGCAGGTCTTAAAATTGATGATGGGTTTAGAGGTCACATGAGTGACGCTTGCGACTATGGAGTGTGGGCAGAATCTAATTTTGGAGACGGAATAAAGTATAGCTTAGGAAGGTAAATCCAATTATTCATATGAATTTCAGGAGTTAACTCCAATATTTAACACTAACTCATCACACTAAAAAGAAAACAAACAAAAAAGTAAAGAAGAACCAACCTAGTGAAGAAGAAGAAAGAAAAAAGAAAGAAAAGAAAAAAGCCCCCTACAAAAAAGAAAAGTAAGAATCTTTCCGAGTCGTCCTACTAAGACAACTCACTTTATCTGATCGACCCTACCTTTTCGTAGTTACGTGCCACGCCTCATTTTCAGATCGTGTTTCCATAGTTCTTCCAATAACTCATGGAATATAAGCACGCACTTGTCTTTTTACAATACCTTTTTTACTATTTTAAGTATTGAATGACAATTAAATTTATATTTATTTTGCTTTCATTTAAACTCGCAACAATTATATGGCTTACAACTTAGATTTAAACAAATCAATTTTTATACGACAAGAAGTAGTAGATGAAATTGTTAACAATGAAATACGTCACCCAAACTACGAAAGGTCTAGGGAAAAAGCAAGAATATTTAATACGTGGCACGAAACTGAGTTTCAAGACTTTACAACGGAGCACGACAACTTACTAGCGGACAAATCATACATTATAAAGCGTGGCTCCGTAGAAAATGAACAGGAGTACAGCAGGAAGCTAGAAAGGATGCGTTTGTTTCCATTAGAAAGTAAATTTTTATCGGGGCAAAAAAGAATATTTGACGACCAAAAAATAGACAGAAAATTTCCTGATGACACTAAAGACTTTTGGGATTGGAAGTGTTCCAATTTTGATGACAAAGGGTCTACCATTACAGAGTTTTACAGGGACAAGTGCATGTTCATAAAAGAGACATTAGGTTTCGGGGCTGTGGGCGTTGACATTATGTTGGACAGTAACGGTAAAACTATAAATGATTCGTTGGGCAAACCTGTTCCTTACACTTTCGTGTTAAGGGCGCACGAACTTTACAACTTTAAAGTTGAGCAGGGCGTACTCCTTTACGTTGTTACTAGGCAAGAATACCACGATGAACTAGGCGAAGTAAAGGTAAAATGGATGAGCTACACTCCTACTACCATTAAAAAGTGGATTGATGACGGTGAAACTAAACAAGAAGTGTTAAGCATAGATAACCCGTTTAAAAAAGTTCCTATACGATTCATGTTTGGGGAGTCTGACAACCAAAGTTCTTTTGACATAGGCAGACCGAGACGTTGGCACTTGCACGGGATGTATTTAGCTCTAGCAGAGTTGTTTTATGACTTAATGCAGGGTACAGCTCTATTTGCACACCCTATACCCGTGATGCCTGAAAGCGTTGTTAGGGCTATGGCAGGGGCTGTAAACGATGAAGCGCTAGACAGCAAAAAAGTATATGAAAAGGTAGGTATGGCTATAACCGTTCCCGATGACATGCCCATAACAGGAAACTTGTTATACCAAGCGGACATGAAAGGTTTAGAACACATTACTAATCTTCTGTTTTCAGAAATGATGTCTCTCATATTCAATTTGGCTATGGTACGAGATAAAACCGTAGTTAAAAGCAACGTGTCCTCTCAATCAAAGTCTATGGACACTGTAGAAGAGCAAGGGTTACTTTGCGCTACTGCAATAGACATGGAACTCCTTGAAAGAGATATTATTAAGTTAATGTGTCAAGTGAGAGGTGAAGATGCGAGTAAAATACATATTACTTACAGCAAGCATTACGACTTAAGTACGGCACAAGAAATATTTAAGGACATTATGGAAATGGCTCAGTACAAAGCATTAAACATAGAAGTATTTAAGTATTTAATGAGAGAGTACCTTAAAAAGAGAAGCGCTCCACAGGAAACTATTGACGCAGTGGAAGAAAGTCTAGAAAAGTATGGACTGCCTAAGTCTCCGTCAGACCTTAGTGTCCTTAAAGACGTTATAAGTAACGAGGACTTGATAAAACTTTCTACGGGTTCAGATATTGCTACAGAAAAAAGTATTGAAAGTGGTAGTGATACAGACTTATAATTAATCCATATTTTTAATGATACATTTTATACATGAGTAACCCTACAGGTGAGTCACCACACCAAAACGGTGGCAACGGAGCAGGGGAAGACGCTCCATACAAAGTTTTCCAAACGAAAGAAGAATACGGAAACGTATTAAACCACAGACACCAAGAAGCATATAATGGTGGTCTAAGCAAAGCGTTTAAGGACGCATCGAAATTAGCCTCTTCTATGGGCATAGATTTATCTGAAGACGTGAAAAGTGTAGATGGAATATTTGAAGCCGTTTCCAATTACATAAGTGAAGTTAAAGGTACTCCTAACAAAGAAGTAGAAGCGCTACAATCTCAAATACAAAAAGCAAACAGCGAAAGAGATTTATTTAAAAATAAGCTTCAAGGACTCAAAGATAACACCGCAAAGTCAATTTTATATGACAGTGCCATTCAAAAAATGCAAAAGGATGGAGACTTGGTAATAGGTGGAGATCAAATAAAAGTTCTATTTGAAGCTAGTGAAAACATTGTCAGGGACGGAGATTCTTTCTACGTTGAAAGGTCAGGGATTCCTATCATGGATGAAAATGGCAAAAAATCTACACTAGACTCAGTGTTTATGGATTTTGCCATAGATAAAAAGTTATTTACGCCAAGCGCTCGTGGAGCAGGTGGGGGAACAGGAAACGCAAGTTTACCCACGTCAAAGCCTAGTTACGAAGAGTACAAAAAGGCACACAGCTTAAATGATCGTGAAGCTAAATCAAGACTTTTAGCTCAAGCCCAAAAGGCAGGTTCTTGGAAAGAGATTGGAGCACCAAAAGTCTATTAGTAAGGTCGTACCCTTTGCATGTCGACCAAAAATACATGCGTTCCATACTTACAGGTTTCAAGGAAACCAAAAATCCTTAACAAAAACAATAAACGAATAAAATAAAACAATATGTTTGACGCAAATCTTGACTTATTAAACCCAACAGCGTGGAACGCAGAGCTATTAGCTAACGACTTTCCACTAAGACCTGCTTTAGCAGCCGCTAACACAGAAATAGCAGGTATTAACATTGCAGGACAATTCGCTGCAAGAAACGAAACTGTAAAAGTTCATAAAGCAGACAAACCAACAGGTGACGCTAATGAATATGCAGGTTCAGGATACTCTCAGGACACTCCTACGTTCACTGAAAGTACAATTACTATGGACAAAGTTTACTACAGATCGTTTACCATTGACAAGTGGGATCAAAACTTTGCTCTTCCTGATTTAGTTTCTGTAGAAGTTCTTCCTCGTATTCATAACATCCTAGACACTATCAACAAAAACAAAGTAAAGCCTGAGCTTGCTAAGTTTGCAACTGTTGTTGGTGACTACAACACTACTGATTACAGCGTAATCGATGACACTGACTTAAGACAAATAAGACGTTTAATGCTTAAAGAGCAGTACATAGACGACTCTCCATTAATGGCTGTTATTGACCCTGACGCAGAGTTTGACTTAGTAGGATTAGACTTGTTCAAGAAAGCTAATGAAAGAGGAAATAACTCTATTCAACTTTCAGGTTCTATGGGTACTTTCTCTAACATGGACTTCTTCTTGGACAATAACACTTATTCTCCTTCAAATGCAGGAGCAAAAGGTAACGCTGTTGTGGCTAGTGCTGCTTCTATTGGCGACACCGTTATTACTATAGACAACGGGTCAGGCGCAGCT